TAATCAAATGACTGAATTATATAAAGAAGCTTTAGCCGAAGCAAAAAAATTAAAACAATTGGCAGAAGAAGATGCCAAAAAGAAAATTATTGAACAAGTAACTCCATTTATAAAAAAGATGATAGTCGAGCAAGCTGCTGATTTCTTTACGGAAGAAAGTGAAGAAGCTACAAAATCTGACACATCTACAACTCCAAATGGTTTACCAATAGTTGCCTCTGGAGAACCAGAAGATTCAGAAGATTCCGGAGTTGAAATGTCTGAAGAAAACGAATCTTCCATGGCAGATCCTCTTGGTATCATGGGAAAAACATTAGAAGACCTAGTTGGCAAAGATGGAAAAATTACGATTGATTCAGATGGAAAGATTACAATTCAACCAGATGTTGAAACTGTAATGTCAAAACCAATTGTACAGGTTCCACCTGTGGAACCTCCAGCAGCAGTTCCTCCACCAGAAGCAGCAATGCCACCAGTTTCTCCACCAGTAAGTGCTCCAGCACCAGATTTAAATGCTCCACCAGTTGCGCTCGCTACGCCAGCAACTCCTGGACCTGTTCCAGCACCAGTACCTCCATTGGCAGAAAATTATCAAAAATTTAGAATTAATTTAGGAGAGACTGCATTGAAAATTGATGAAGCATATTATGCTAAGAAAACATCAAATGTTCTCGTAGAATCCTTAAAACAAAAGCTTTTTCATTTACTAGAGGATTTAGATCATCTCAATCATTCAGGAAAAATAACTGAAAACGAAAAAAGATTAAATGAGAAAAAGTTAGAATTTTTATTTGCAAAGTTGAAAGAAGCAAAATTATCAAATAGTTATACAAAGACAAAGATAAAGGAAGAAAAAATTATGGGCAGCTTAAAAGAATTCGCATCAAAACTTTTTGAAGGAGAAGATTTAGATCTTCATGCTTCATCTACCGTTTCAGGTAAAACAGGAGTTGCTGTTAAATCAGCCGCTTCAGCTCACGCAAAGAAAGTTTCTGGAGTAGCTCCTGGAGTAGATCTTTTTTCAAATGAAGAAGACCAACTAGTAGGTGCCGATGCTCTTGAAGGCACTGGAGACGCTGAAGAAGAATATCCAAATCCATTAGCCGAAGGTGCTGAAGGTTTTGGCGATTCAGATGAAGAACCAGCAGTTATGGCATTCGATATTAGTGATGATGAATTAATGGAAGCTGTTCGTATGCTTCGTAAAGAATCAAAAGCCGCTGCTGCTGCTCCAAAAGGTTCAGTATCAGCAATGTCTTCTGGTGAACTTGCTGATGAAGAATGGCCAGTTGGCGATTCCCCAGTCGGCGGCGAAGATCCATCTTTGAAAAATCTTGATGAAAATCTTGTTCTTACACTTACATTCCCAGATGACGTTGAACTAGATGCTTCTGATGTCGATGTATCTGTCTCTTCTGAAGAAGACGAAGACATGGAAGATATGGAAGACGAAGAAGAAATGTCCATGGATGACGAAGAAGAAATGTCCATGGATGACGAAGAAGAAGACGAAGACATGGAAGACATGGATGATGAAGAAGAAATGTCCATGGATGATGATGAAGAAGAAGAAGAAGAAGAAGAAGGTGAAGAAGAACTTCTTTATGGCGAAGAAGAAGAAGAAGGAATGGAAGAATCCTGGAAGATGGAATCAGTTCGTTCTTCAAAGAAAGCCAGACTTCTTGAAAGCAAATTACACAAAACCACTCATGCAGCTTCTCACATGAAGAAGCTTGCTGAATCTCGTGACAGAGAGCTTAAAACGATTAAAACTGAAATGGCCGAAACGAATCTATTTCTATCAAAAGTTCTATTGCTTAACAAATTCTTACAAAGAGAAGATCTTTCTAAGACTCAAAAACAAGCAATTGTTGAACATCTTGATAGAGCCACAACTATCGCAGAGGCTAAACAAATATACACAAAAATCAAAAATAAGCTCAATGAAGCAGCAGATAAATCCAAAGTAGTTGGAAACTCTTCAACTGCTGTCAGTTCTGGAACAGCCGGATTTAAGATTATTTCTGAATCCGCAGAAAAAACCAAAGAAGTTGTTCTTGGTACACCAGAACGTTGGGCATTCCTCGTTAAAGGTGGAAGAAGAGAAGATTGATATATATTTATTTTAGCATTGCGAAAGTTATTAATAGGAGAATAAAATGAAAAGTTTTACATTATCACAGTTAGCAGAAGGCGTTCACAGACGCTCACTAGGCGCAGACTCCCCACGTCTTGTTAAAAAATGGGCAGAAACCGGTCTACTAGAAGGTCTTAAGGGATTACACCGTGACAACATGGCGTCTCTTCTAGAAAACCAATGTGCAGAACTACTAAAAGAAGCTAATTCACTATCCACAGGTGGTGGTGGTCTAGTTTCTTCTGGTCAAGTAGTTGGTTTCACAAACGTTGCATTCCCAATCGTTCGTAGAGTATTCGCTGGTCTTATCGCTAACGAAATCGTTAGCGTTCAACCAATGAGCCTTCCAACAGGTCTACTATTCTATCTCGATTACACCTACGGCAATAACGTCGGTGGTGGCGCAGGTCCAACGCTTGATGGCACCTCACCAGCAGTATACACCTATGGTCAAGGACAATCAGTATATAACAATCCAAGAGGCGCAGGCGTTCGCTCTGGTTCTCTTGCAACTGGTGGTCAATATGATCTAGTTGGTACTGGTTACTCCAAAGTACACAAGAACTCAAATACAGTTCTAGTTCACTCTGGCGCAGTCGGTGCATGGAATCCAGCAACAAATGCTTGGGTAAACTTCGGCGTTGTTTCTGCTTCAGGTGACTTCACTGGTTTCAATGCTCGTTATGCTGGTTATGATAGCCAAGTTGAAGTTGATCTAGGCAATAGCGTAGTAGATTACTGCTTCCTATTCGTATCAGCTTCTTCAGTAACCACAGCAATTAGCGGTGCAGATCTAAACAATCTAGACCAAGTTACCCTAATGGGTCTTCCAGCTAATGCAACACCAGCTCCACTTGCTTGGGGCGAAACTTACCAAGGTGGTCAAGGCGTACTCAATCTTCGTAAGCTCAATAAGCGTGGTAACTGGAATGGTTCTGTATTCTCACCAGACCCACTAAATGGTTCACACGTACTATTCGTTCTTAGAGCACAAAACAGCACTGCTCCAGCATTCACAACCGCTGGTACAACCATCAACCTTTCTGCATCAGCAGTAATCGCTGATTCACTATCAGTTAACTCCGATGGTTCAACGCTAACAATTCCATCATTCGAATCTAACTTCGGTTATGGTGGTTCACCAGCTCTATCACCAGTCATTCCAGATGTTGATATCCGCATCGAATCAACCTCAGTAACTGCTGCAACCCGTAAGCTCAGAGCACGTTGGTCACCAGAAATGGCACAAGACCTTACGGCTTTCTACAGCATCGACGTTGAAGTAGAACTTACAAACATTCTATCTGAAATGATCACGCTAGACATTGATCGTGAAATCCTTAACGACCTTCTTACACAAGCTGGCGCAGCAAACCTTTACTGGTCCAGAGCACCAGGTAAGATCGTTAACAAATACACTGGTCAAGAAGCACTACAAAGTGGCGCATTCGCTCCAGGTCCACAAGCATTCGTAAACATTCAAGAATGGTATCAAACCCTTGTTGAAACAGTTACAGATGCAGCTAACACGATTCACCGTAAGACCCTTCGTGGTTCAGGTAACTTCGTCGTAACTTCTCCAGACGTTTGCACAATCTTTGAGCACATGGTTGCTTACAAACCAGCATATCGTCTCGATGGTGACGGACAAGTTCGTGACAGCATGACAATCGGCGCAGAATCAGTCGGTACACTTAACAACAGATACACCGTTTACAAAGATCCATATTTCCCACAAAACAAGATCCTCGTCGGTCTTAAGGGCAATACGTTCCTTGAATCTGGCTATATCTACGCTCCATACGTTCCACTAATTCTTACGCCAGTCATCTACGCACAAGAAGACTTTACCCCACGTAAGGGTGTAATGACACGTTATGGCAAGAAGATGGTTCGTAACGATTTCTACGCAACTGTCACCGTTCTTGATCTAGCTCTTATATGAGTTAGTGACCTCACTTGATATAGTGAGGTAGACAAAGTGTCCTAAATAATCAAAACTAAGGCTATGAACTTATTTGCTCATAGCCTTAGTTGCTTTTTAGCATATGAAAATAGATTATAAAAATAGTGCAAATAAAAATGGTATATATAAAATTACAAACATAATAAATGGGCGAGTATATTATGGCTCAACCATTAGATTTAAAAAAAGATTTGCATCGCATTTAAATGCTCTTGAAGGAAATAGGCACTCAAATACGTTTCTTCAAAATGATTTTAATAAATGTGGCAGAGAGGCTTTCCTATTGGAAGTAATTGAAATAGTGCATGAACCAAGTTCTCTTCTTGTAAGAGAACAACATTATCTAGATCAATATTATGATAATCAAAAACAATGTTATAACCTTAGAAAAGATGCATGTGATAGCAGAGCTGGTAAAAAGCAAAAAAACGTTTCCGATGCTTTAAAAGATAAACGCTGCAAGTCTCCTTCGGATGAAGTTCTTAAAAAACGGACTCAAGCTATACGAGAAGCTAAAAAAACACCAGAACAAAAAGAGAAAGCAAAACAGCACGCTAAAAACTTATGGAAAGATCATAAAGCGGATATCACTCTTGTTCACATGGAAACAGGAGAAGAAGTATATGTTGATAAACCTCTCAAAACGTTTGCAGAAGAACGAGGATTGAGTTACAAGTCTTTACACCTATTAACTAAAGGTAAGACAAAAAGTTGTGGAGGATGGTTTGTTAAAGGACATAAACCCGTATACGTGTCTCAAAAAGGACAAGTAAGAAAACCTCTTGGCAATACACATAAACAAAAAATTGCTGCAAGCATTAAAGGAATAAAATATGATGGTGTCAAAATAATCTCCCCAGAAGGGGATATGTTAGATTTACCAATCAATATAAAAAGTTTCTGCAAAGAAAATATTATTCATTATTCAACGTTTCTTAAAATGATTAATAGACAATGCAAAACTTGTAATGGTTGGAAAGCTTTATTTTGATACAACAGATACAACAATATTGAATTCTGATAGTATTAATTGTAGAACCTTGTTATTTAAGAAACAATGGGCAAATTATTCAAAATAAGACGCACCGGTATCGCCGCCCCATATGGTTTTCTTGTTAAGAAAACGGAAAAAAGACAATGGGCGAGCATATGTTACGATGAAATATCCGATATTAACACAAGAGATATTGAGCCTGATTTAGAAGAATATTCTTTTATTGAGCCGAATTCGGTTGTTCTGCAACTTGAAGAAAGTATAAAAGGAAAAGAGTTAGAACGGTTTAGTGCAACGATAAAAGGAAAGTATGTTCCAGATGGAAACTATATTCCTTGCTTGCTTGATGAACGTTTGATGCTTATTAAAGCAGAGTTCCTAAAGCCTATATGATATAAGAGAAATTAATAGTTTATATTCATTGTTTTATGTGACATGATAAAAGCATATGAGCAAGTATAATCCTCCCCATCATCTTTTAGATACTTCTACTGGTTGGCATGTTTTTTCTCGTGAACCTGATACTGTCACGTCTTATGGACCGGATGGAAAATATCAATTCAAGTGGAACGTTGATAACGCAGACACACAAGTAAACAGTTGGTCTTCCAGACAGCGTATTTATTTATCTATTGATGGTGGACAAACATGGTTTACTGGAAATAGTATTTGGTCCGTTTATGATAACAATGTTGTTGGTCGCTACTATAATAAAGAAACTGAGCTTAATCAATCTATAATCGCCGCAAGAGAGATATGGAAAGTAGCCCGCCGTAAGAAAAATGACCGGCTGCGTAGAGAGGCTTTTAAAGCCCTTTCCCCAGAGAAAAAAATACTTGATAAGGCAATGCGTTCAGAAGCTTGGAAACTTCGCAAAGATCGAGCAACTGAGCGGAAAGCAATGAAAATTACTAATATCGTAAATCAGATTTTTCAAATTGGTCCAGAACTTATTCGTTTGAAGGAAAACATTGAAGAAGCTTTGTCCTTGATGTCAAAGGGCAATATTGATCGTTCTTTTCCTTATTATCATAGTCGTCGTAGGTATATTAATACGGCAAATTGGACTGTTAAATATTTTAAGAATCATATTGAGGCTGCACAAAAGCGAGCAGAAAATAATCAGCCATAAACAATACTTTATAAATTTAACTGAACCTGTCTCATTATTATGCATATGAGACAGGTTTTATTATTTTTAGCGGTTTTATTAATTGGTTGTACCGATAGAACAACTGATATATTAGATGCCGGAACAAGGTTT